AAGTTGAGCAGCCCACTTACGGAGTGGGCTTTTTTATTATCTTTATCCTATGGCTTATATAGAACATAATTTTTTTCCGCTCAAAGTATTTGTTAGAAATGAGTACATGTACCAACATAAGAAAGGTCAAGGTGAATTTACCCCGGGAGTTATAATGTCAGTAAGGTGTATGCCGGGACAAGCAGCATTATTTCAAGTACTCTTGGAGAATGGAGTTATGCGGGACAAGTTACCATCCCATGCTTTACTGCATGAACCTAAGCTACCGGACACAGATCTACCATTTCACTTCTTGCAGATATGGAACTGTTTCTCTTATAACTTTACTTTACTGCATTTGTCTTACGTGTATGATACAAAAGTTGAAGTATACATGAAGGATCACAAGTTCTATCCTGGTAGTTACTATGCTACCATTAACTGGGGAGCCAATGATTTAAATACAGACTTATCATTAGCAGAAGATCCACTAGAGCATAAAAGCCATCATATCATTTTACTTGATAACGGACAGATAGCGTTGCAACCTAATAACAGAATTAAATGGTCTGAGCCTAGCTTTGTTACTAAACCTTTTCCAGAGAAACCAGATTATCTAGTCAATACAGATAGTTATAATTGCGAAGGATTTGATAAGTGGCATACAGAAGATTCTGACAGAATGTTCTATGATACAGAATAATTATGTTTCTATTTAGAGCAGAGGTTAAAGTGGCTACGGACCCAAGAATGGGCTTAGGTTTATTTGCTACAGAATTTATTCCTAAGGGTTCTATAGTATGGGAGTTTATAGAGGGTGTAGATATTAAAGTTCCTATAGCTAAAGTAAAAGAAATGTCTGTAGTCCAGCAAGAATATTTTAACAGATATGGCTGGATAGAAGGAGAATACTATTTGGCTTCATGTGATATAAATAATTTTATTAATCACAGTTATCAAAACAACCTTGATAACATTACAGATGTTACAATTGCACTTAGAGACATTGAACCCGGAGAAGAATTGTTTTCAAATTATTCTGAATTTGATGATGACTTTAATGAATATAAAGATGAGTATATATAATTTTAGTATATTAGTCTTATAAATTAATAACAATGGCAAAGATAAAAGAAGGTACTACAAAGTTGGCTAAGGTAAGAGTGTCCAGGCCAGGTGTTCATGCTAAAGCAAAGACAAGCAAGTTGAAAAAAAGCAAGAACTACAAAAAAAGTTATAGGGCACAAGGTAGGTAATAAAATATTTTATATATTTGTTTACACATTTGTTCATAATGTTTGTGTTTAAAAGTTAAAAACTATGAAAAAGCTCAGATCAAAAGTCTGGGCTTTTTTATTTAGAAAAGTTTTTTATATTTGTACATGGCACAGAAGTTTAAAAAGAAACCAGTGGTAATTGAAGCAGTTCAGTGGGACGGCAAGAATCAATTTGAGGTTTTAAACTTTTGCAAGACATGTTACTTCACAAGCCATGGTGTAGTGAAAGATCTATACATTGATACCTTAGAAGGAGACATGTTAGCCAATGTTGATGATTACATTATCAAAGGAGTAGCCGGAGAATTCTACGCATGCAAGCCAGAAATCTTTGCTCTTACATATGAGAATGTATGACCCAACATCAGTTGGACATATGGCAGAAGCTGACAGCTGAGTCAGAAACCAACCTAGAAGCAAGGATTAAATTTGATAAGTATATGGAAGAGCAAGTACAAACCGGTATTCAGGAAGTAAGATTACCAAGTTTTGGAGAACAGTTAGTAGGTCTAAGTTTTAACCCAAGCGGTGACGAGGATGTACATAGAGTAAAAGAATTAGCAGCAGAGATGGCTGAGATTCTTAAACGTAGATACTCTGTGGATGAAAAGACTCCAGTAAAAAGTTTGTTGTTTGATCATGCAGTAGGTGAGATACTGAATGCTCAAATGGCAGTAGTAAAAGTTATAACACTAAAATAAACCAATGAAATTACACGGAAAAAGAATACTAGTAAATAAACCTGAAGTAAAGGAATCAGCATTTGAATTGTCTGAGAAAGATAAAGCATTACTAGAAGCAGACATGAGAACTAAATGGACAGCACTTGATGTGTTTGCAGTAGGTGATGAAGTAGAAAGATTTGCAGTAGGAGATAAAGTATATCTTCAGATGAATGCTCTAAATACTTCAGAAGTAGTAGATATTGATGGAGCTCTCAAGCTTATGGTGCGAGAGCATGATATTGCTATTACATGGTAACTTTTAATAAAAAGTTAGAGCAACCGTATGAAAAAGTTATTTGCTCTAAAGAGGAGATCTCTGGTTCCCCGGTTGATGTTTCTGGCCGTATCATTATTGTTAATGATGCTACTAGGCCAAGTCATTATGGCGGTAAAGATTCTGTATATGAAGTATTTAATGTACTAGAAGCTTGGGGATTAGATAAAGATTTCTATCTTGGTAACGTAATTAAGTATGTGGCTAGAGCCGGAAAGAAAAGTAGAACTACTGAAAAAGAAGATTTACAAAAAGCTTTAGTATATTTACAAAGAAGAATAGACACACTATGATCTGGTTGAAAATATTATTAGCAGCTTTTGCAGTAGGATGTATTGCAATGTTTTGGATTGTTATAAATGCTATGACAAGACCTATTTATAACAAAATGTACAATATGTATATAGAGGATGAGAAAGGTCGTGCAATAGCAAACTATACTATAGCAGCCCTTATAATAGTTTCTTTTCTACTTGGATATATGCTTGGATAAGGCAAGTTTCCTACCCTGTCAAGAAAGTCCCCGGTTTATACTGGGGATTTTTGTTTATTAAAGATTTTTTTTGTATATTATACTGTATACATTTAATATTTATAACCATGGACATTTTAAATTTTATTTCTTGGATTAAGGCTGGGAATTATAGAGCCACTCTTCCAACAGACGTTACTAACTTAATTGCAGTAGGTGCAAAAGATCCATCTCGTGATGATCAGTATCTTTCACTTGCTGTTAATGCTGCTCCTTTGCAGACATTGTACCGTACAGCTAATGTAACTCAAGGTACTAGTATTACCACTGCAGTTACTGTAGAAGCACTTAACGGTGTTATTACAACTGTATCATCTACATTAGCAGCTAATGCTAAAACTTCTTTTACTGTAAACAACGCTTTGGTTGCTGCAGGATCAAGAATTTTAGTATCTGCAGAATATGATGAAGCAGCAACTGGTATTCCAGTATTGGGAGTAGCAGACATTGCAGCAGGTTCTTTCAAAGTAGTTCTTAGTAATGGTGCTGGTTCAGCTGCATTAAACAATATAGTTAAAGTACACTATATTATTCTTAATTAATACATACTGGGGTAGTGATATCCCAGTTATTGTATTCACTTAAACTTATTTAAAATGTCAATAGGAAATTTAAAGACATACGGAAATAAAGGAAATAACTTTCCCTTTCAACTTAAAGTATTACAGGGTATTACAGATGTAATTAACTCATTAACTGGTGTTACTGCTGGGGCTTCAAGAACCACAAATATCTTAAGACCTACTACAAGTGGTACTATTACTGCAGGTAAAAGATCAGCATCTTTTTCTAATGTAGGTACAGCGGATGTTACAATTAAAGGTGTAATACTTAAGCCAGGAGAAACTGTTAACTTTGATGCAGGAGCAATTAATAACACACTGGATGCTATTGCATATGATGCAACAGGTGGTGAGTTATTGATTATTTTTATTTCATAGTATGCCAACGAAAATATTTTTAAACAAAAAGAACATTGGTTTCAATGGTGGAAATTATATTTCTACCCAGAATGTTAATGTCCCACCTTTGCTCTTGAATTTATTTCCCGGTGCATCAGCAGCATACTCACTTAGAAAGCTAGACACAACATATGCAGGATCTGCAATTCAAGTAAGAAGAACCACAGATAATGCAACTCAAGATATTGGTTTTGTAAACAATGTACTTGACTTAACTGCATTAACTACTTTTCTTGGTGTTAATGCTGGTGCAGTAAGTATTTGGTATGATCAAAGTGGTAACGGAAGAAATTTGATTAATGCTACAGCCATAGAACAACCACTAGTATATGCTAGTGGACCCGTTATTTTTAACGGAGCACCTTATCTAAGACTAGATGGTATAAATGATAGATTGGTTAATGCTGGATTTGATCCAACAAATGCTGGTGTAGTAAGTACATTTACTGTTGCACTAGCTGCAATGTCAACATTAAGTACAGCTGTATTCTTGCATCAAGATCAAACAGTTAATTCTCGTATTGGACAATGGGCTAGATTTAGTTCAGGAATAAGTCAATCTATTACTTTTAATACAGCACAAAATAATTTTACAAGTAATGGTACCACTGTTACTAACTCAGTACCTTACGTATATACTTCAATTAGAAGACCTGCAAATGTACAGAGTTATGTAAATGGTACTACTGGTGGTTCTGTAGCAACTACAGGAACTCCTATATTTAATGCAGCAGCTACAGTATATGTTGGTAGAAGAGCTACAGAAGCATTAGCAGGATTAATGTCAGAAGTAGTAATGTATCCTTTAGACCAAACAACTACAAGAGCAGCAATTGAACAAAACATAAGAAACTACTATGGTTTTTAGAGGCTATACATATATTAATGTTGCAGATGCAGAAGCTGCTGTACAACAATGCGATACATATTATAGTATTCCAAAAAGCCCTGATGATGTTACACAACATTGGGCAGGTTTTGAATACTCACAGAATGATAATATTTATTTCATCTTATTTGATGAATCTCTCTTACCTATATTAGGAGAGCCAATTGAATTTGATGTTAACTTAGAAGAAGAGATATAATGATACCTAAAAGATCCGGTCAGTTAGAAAGTATTTTTACTAACACAGGTTGTAATAATTGTGGGAAATGTGCTGTGTGTACAACTGGTTTAACAACTCCACCAGCTTGTCCTACTCCTGATGCTTGTCCTGAAGAAGAACAGTGTGCAGAAGTAACCAATGCAGATTGCGTAATATATACAGGTGCAAATATTACAGCTGGATCCCAAACAGTTATTGCTACAGATTCAACAGTATCTCAAAGTTTACAAGATATAGTAAACTGGGTAGATGGTGGTGGAGCTGTAGGAAGCCAAGGTATTCAAGGTATCCGCGGAAGTCAAGGTTCTACTGGGATTCAAGGCATACAAGGTTTAACTGGTGCACAAGGACAAATTGGTGTAACAGGATCTCAAGGTGCTATTGGATCAACCGGTGCTCAAGGTACGGTTGGTGCTCAAGGTCTTAAGGGAGACACTGGTTCTCAAGGAGCCGTAGGTTCTACAGGAGCACAAGGAGGAATTGGTGCTCAAGGACAAACCGGAACTACTGGTTCTCAAGGTGCATTAGGATCTCAGGGTGTACAAGGAACTACAGGACCACAAGGAACAACTGGAAATACTGGTTCACAAGGTATTACAGGTCTTCAGGGATCTCAAGGAATACAAGGTGAGAGAGGTGACCTTGGAGCTCAAGGTATTCAGGGAATTCAAGGTCAAATAGGAACTCAAGGTGTCCAAGGAAGTTTAGGACAACAGGGTACTACAGGAACCCAAGGGCAAATTGGTACTCAGGGTATCATAGGATTGCAAGGTGTAATCGGTCCACAGGGTACTGTAGGAAATACTGGTAGTCAGGGATCTACAGGATCTACTGGCTCACAAGGTGCTGTTGGTACACAAGGATCAACAGGATTTACAGGTTTACAAGGTTCACAGGGTATTCAAGGCTCATTAGGAGTACAAGGTACCACAGGATCTCAAGGAACAGATGGTACACAAGGTTCATCAGGAACACAAGGTAGTATAGGTACTCAGGGCATTCAAGGAACTACTGGTAACACTGGTTCTCAGGGTAGTACTGGTAGCACAGGTTCACAAGGTACAGTAGGTACGCAGGGATCAACTGGTACTACAGGTTCACAGGGAGCTCTTGGTTCTCAAGGTGTTCAGGGTACTTCTGGTCCACAGGGAACTACAGGTAATGATGGTGCACAAGGATCAACTGGTTTGCAAGGTTCTACTGGAACACAAGGAATCCAGGGAGTTCAAGGCACATTAGGACAACAAGGTGTACAGGGAACAGTAGGTTCCCAAGGAACTCAAGGTATCTTAGGTACTCAAGGTTCTATTGGTGTACAAGGAAATACAGGTTTACAAGGTTTAGAAGGATTACAAGGTTCTGTTGGTAGCCAAGGTTCTACTGGTAACACCGGCAGTCAAGGTTCTACAGGTTCTACCGGTAGTCAGGGTACAACAGGTACACAGGGTTCTACTGGATTTACAGGTACTCAAGGTGCACAAGGAACCCAAGGATCTCTTGGTGTACAAGGTACAACTGGTAGCCAGGGTGCAATTGGGACTCAAGGAACTGAAGGTATTCAAGGAAGTATTGGTTTACAAGGTACACAAGGAACACTTGGTAATACAGGTTCTCAAGGATCTACAGGAAGTACAGGGTCTCAGGGTGCGGTTGGCTTACAAGGTTTAACTGGAGATACAGGTAGTCAAGGAACAACTGGATCAACAGGTAGTCAGGGTATAACTGGAACACAAGGCTCAACTGGTAGTCAAGGTATTCAAGGAAATGTAGGTGTACAGGGAGAAACTGGTACACAAGGTATCTTAGGTTCTCAAGGAACGCAAGGAGTTCAAGGACAAATTGGTCCTATTGGAGTTCAAGGTAGCCAAGGAATTCAAGGAATTACTGGTAGTCAAGGTACTACTGGTACACAAGGTTCTGTTGGCTTACAAGGCGGTATAGGAGCACAAGGTCTAGAAGGAAGTCAAGGTGCAACTGGAAATACCGGAAGTCAGGGTGCAATTGGTAGTACAGGCGCGCAAGGATCTATTGGTTTACAAGGTGTTACAGGTCTAACTGGAACACAAGGAGTTCAAGGTATACAGGGATCTTTAGGACTTCAGGGTATACAGGGAGTACAAGGTCTTACCGGTACAACAGGTGCTGGAGGTACTGTAGCGTATTATGGTTCATGGTATTCTACAGTTGATCAAACTGCTGCAGCTATCAATACAGAATATATAATGACTGTCAATACAACTTCTTACTCTAATGGAGTATCTGTTGTAGGAGGTACTCAAGTAACATATTCAGCTGCAGGTACATATGCTTTTAATTTTTCAGTTCAGTTCCATTATACTGGTGGAGGGGGTTCAGGTGATGTAGTTGATGTTTGGTTAAAAAAGAATGGAACTTCCGTAGCTGATTCAGCTACTAAATATCTTGTACCTTCTAATCTTGCTTATAATGTATCATCATTAGATTTTATATTTACAGTAGATGCCGGAGATTACTATGAAATTGCATGGGCTGTTAATAATACTAATATTAGATTAGAATATGATCCAGCATCAGCTCCTTATCCTGCAATTCCTTCTGTAATTATTAATACATTCCAAGTTACTTATACTCAACTTGGTCCACAAGGTGCTACTGGTACCCAAGGTGCTTTAGGTACTCAAGGAACACAGGGAACATTTGGGCCTCAGGGAGTTCAAGGTATTCAAGGTGTTCAAGGTCAAATTGGCGTACAGGGTACAACAGGAAATACTGGAAGCCAAGGTTCTACAGGAAGTACGGGAGCACAAGGAAGTACAGGATTGCAAGGTATTACTGGTGATACAGGTTCTCAAGGTACCACAGGATCTACTGGTTCTCAAGGTTTAATTGGTTTACAAGGAGCAACAGGCTCTCAAGGTATTCAAGGAACATTGGGTAATCAAGGTACTATTGGTGCTCAGGGTACAGTTGGAACTCAAGGTATTCAAGGAGTACAAGGTACTCTTGGTGTACAGGGAGTTCAGGGTACTCAAGGTATACAAGGACAACTTGGAGTACAAGGTCAAGTTGGTGTTCAAGGTCAAGTTGGAACACAAGGAACTATTGGTGCTCAGGGAACTATTGGTAATCAGGGAACAACAGGTGTTACTGGATCACAAGGTAGCACTGGATCTACAGGATCACAGGGTTCAACTGGTTCACAAGGTACATCTGGATTAAATGGATCTCAAGGAACACAAGGGACAACCGGTAATACTGGTGCACAGGGTACCCAAGGTATACTTGGAGTTCAAGGTGTGCAAGGTACTACAGGTATTCAAGGACAAACAGGTGTTCAAGGTACAACTGGTACTCAAGGTTTACAAGGTATTCAAGGCATACAAGGTGTGCAAGGACAATTAGGTTCTCAAGGTACATCAGGTAACTCAATTACTATTATCGGTAGTGTGAGTACCTCAACATCATTACCTGGATGGCCTAACTCATACACAGGAAATATTGGTGATGGTTATATTACTACTGATACTGGACATTTATGGGTTTGGGATGGTACTGAATGGGATGATGTTGGTAATGTAACAGGTCCACAAGGGGTACAAGGAACAACTGGAATCCAAGGACTACAAGGTATAACTGGTATCCAAGGTATTCAAGGTTTAGTTGGTACACAGGGAATTCAAGGAATTCAAGGTACAACTGGATTACAAGGTGTGCAAGGAACTCAAGGAATCCAAGGTCTATTAGGTATTCAAGGTACTCAAGGGCAAATTGGTACGCAAGGTACTATAGGTGCTACAGGAAGCCAAGGATCAACTGGTAGTACAGGTAGCCAAGGTACAACAGGAAGTCAAGGAACCACCGGAACTACTGGATCTCAGGGAACTCAAGGTACTCAGGGAATACAAGGTATTCAAGGATTTGATGGTGGTTTATTAACACCAGGATCTTATGTAGGTAAAGCTGTTAAAAATGGAACAGCTCAAACCATACCAAATGGTACTGATACCGTAGTAACTTTAGTTGATGATTTTGATCCTAATAACTGGTTTACATCAAATCAATTTAAACCTACTACAGCAGGATATTATTTAGTTAATGCTCA